CTGCACTGCAGTTATGATCTCGGCCTTAACATCTTCTAATAATTGTTTGTTGAGTTCTGACATATTATTCTCCTTTTATTTTTTTTGTTTTAGCGATTCAGCTATATCCTTGAGAAGATCGTTTGCCGTGTATTCCCCATCGGCTAATACCGAAGTAATAGGAATGCCGCAGAATTCAATCATCTCAATGATTTCTTTATCTCGCACCTTAGATTCTCCTATCTCATAGAGCAAATCGCAAAGAGTAAATTCAATGCTTTTTTTGTGATCTGCAACCCATTGTTCTGCCTCGTTAGGAGACCATTTGTCTTTATCAAAAATATATTTCTGCACATGGGTGCTTCCCTGTGGATCATCTTTATATTTACCTATAATAGCCTTGATGCCTTTTTTCTCATCAATGGTGATTGTCCTAAAAGAATCATCGATAAACTTATCAGGATTTTCTACACGCACATGAATATAATCTCCGATGATCTCTGCTCCAGGCTTGAATCCCATATCTTTTATGCTGTCAGTGTATGTGTCATTGCCAGCGCCAACGAGGACAGGTGATACTTCAAAGACATCAACAGCCTCAAGGAAGCGAACTCTCTGGCCTTTAAATTCACCGAGTTTAAATTTCTTAGGCTCATATCCGTAAGACCATTCCTGAAGATTTCCGAGATTCTTGACTGTTTTATATGTATCGAGCCCGGCTTGAATATCGAGAAAGAACTCTCCGTCCACCCAGGCATAGTTCTCGTCTGCTCCTATCACTCCCTTGCCAACAGGTAGATCTTTCCATCTATGACCCCAATACGCTATCTTTATGGCTTTACCTATCGGCATTGCTCCGGGGAGAGTGACGTCGTTGTCCTTATCGATGTCGTTAAACTTAGAGAAAACTGCCCTGAATCTGCCGGTCTCTCCTTCCAGCTTAATCTCAAATGGTTTTGTAAAGTTTTTCCTTGCCATACTTTTCTCCTTTACTCAACATCAAATATTACAGTGCAGCGACAATTTATCAGATTGCTAGCGCTTGCACCGAGGGCGGCGTCGCCTGGTTCATTCAATTGCTCTCCATCAACGATAAACGGCTGATTGATAAGAATCTTCTGGCCATTAGCAATAGCATGTGATTCTCTCGTCCTCTCATCAAGGGCAGTCAGCCAGATTTTGTGAGTCATTCCTCCTTGCTTCGCAGCTTCGGTGGATGCCTTATTGTTCGCAGATATAACTTCTGTGCGGGCGATCGTCCGTGATCTATTTTTGTAGGTCTCTTCAAACAGACCAGTAATCCGCTTTGCCATATCATCTATGCCGAGTCCCGCATCAATCGATGCCTGGAGCTCTTTTGATACGTTGGCCTTTGATGTATCTGTTATTTTAACCGCAGAATTTGCTATTTTTCGATCGAGCCAATTTTTAACATCAGGCAATTGAACATTAAACGTTCCTTCAAGATTGTATGTATTCAGTATATGATCTCCAGCCTGCTGCATAAATGCTAATTCCAAAGGCGTAATCGTCTTTTTATACGTAAGCTCCCACTCATTCCAATCTATCAGATCGTCAGGATTTGCCTTTATGCTCTTACCTGATCTAATAGCAGTGGTAA